TCTGCCTCTATCTATCATATACTGATTAGGCTTTCCAGTATTTGTCTTGTTAGGTATTTGATTATACTCTGCTATTGTAACTCTATTGAGTATAGTATCTGTTCTTGTTGCATCTGCAGAATTGTATATTACAACATCTAAAAAGTCCAAAACTCCTGCAGGAAGGTTGTATGCACTCGTGCCCGCTGCTAGATCAAGCGTATTTTGTGATACTGCCCAATAATTTATGCCACGATTTGCCCATTCAGAGAATAATAAGTTGAGGCTACGCCTAGCAGATATGGCTTGATCTCCAGTTCTTGTCTGAATATCAAGACCACATCTTTCATAAGCCTCAGTTATTATTTCCTCTATATTAGGTCTAAAAGCGACTGTTTGAGAAGTAGCCATTACTGCACCTTATAATTCTTCTTCAATCTCATAACTATTTGATAAGAATCATTTGCCGCCGCTCCAGTTGTGGTAAATAAAACATCACCAGTTGGATTTGTTAATGATGCAGTATTTCCCATACCCTCACCATGAGCAACACAATAATAAAATAGGTCTGGCGTATCTGCAGTTGTGACAATAGTTGTCTTAGCACCTGCTTGACCTAAAGTACCAGTGGTTGTGACACCAGTTGTGTAACTAGCACCACCAGAACCTTGTTTAAAAGCTATTTGATGCCCAACATTTGTATTATCTGATTGATCAAAAATGTAAGTATGATTTTTTAATAAACTTACTGCTGGAGCAGTTACTCCACCAAGTGCAAACTTATTACCACCATCATTAACAACTGTAACTGCATATGTGCGAGTTGCTTCTGTTAATTCAGTAGTTGAAGGTAAGCCACCAGTTTTTTTAAAATCAAAATTACCACTTTGATCTTCTGTAAGATTTAACATTATTGGGTCTTGACTGTCTCCATCTTTAAGGACTTGAACAGTCATTCCTGCAACATTAAAATTACAATCTAGTATTTTTAGACCCGTACAAGCATCACCATTAGAATTTACATCAAGTGTTGAGGCATCAATCTTCTGCACTGCAGATTCATTACCACCATCTACATATTGATAGTTAAATTGAAATACTGCTTCTCTTACGTTGTCTGATTGTTTTTTAACCGAAACTATATCAGCCATTAGTACCTCCTATTAACTATCAGCAAAAGGTGTCGCTACTGTTCCAGAGCCAATTAAAACGCCTTGCACTAAATATTCAGCAGTTGCAAGTGCAGTAATCTCAACATATGAATTTTTGTCACCACCTTGTGTGCCACCATTTAATGAAATAACATCATTTGTAGCACCTGGAATAAAGGATTTCTTTGATCCATTATCAACTGCAACCATAATTGATCCAACATATTTGTCAGTTCCATCAGTTTTAATGTCTAGGTCTGTTGCATCTGTACCTACAAAAAATGTGTATTTAGCACCTAATTCTGCAGAAACAATAGAAGGCAATGTTATTGCACCATCTGCATCATTTACTTCTATAATACGACCAGCGTGATCGTTAAATGTTAAAGTTTTTTCTGCAGTTATATTTTGAATATTATTAGAACCTGCAGATATGAAACCATTATTGGATACTACTGGTCCTGAAAAAGTTGATTTAGCCATGTCAATCTCCTTGTCTTGGCAAATGTCTGCTTTCGCAGTCAAGGGTTATGTTTAGGAGAGGAGTTATCCCCTCTCCCATCTTAGTTTTTTATGCGGCACCTTCTGTGCCAAAAATACCACGCCAATCAGTAAAACCAAAAGAATATCTTTCTCTTACTTTGTAGCGTACATTTCCAGTCTCAAAATCACCTTCCATGCCTTTTTTCATAGGACTTCTTTGGAACATTTTAAGACCATCTGGTACATCTGTCTTGATGAAGAACTGATCAGAATCTGTTAAACGTCTCATCACATGGTATCCTTGAGGTAAGTAACCACCTGACTTGATAGCGTTTAAGTCATTGTCTGCAGTGCCAGTTCTTAATTGACTTTCAAGTAATCTCTCAGCTACGAAAGTATATGCAGTAGGAATAATTAACATTGTTCCTTGTGCGGCGATCCTAAGACCACGATCATCTTTCATATCAGCAATATTTATCAAGATACTTTCTAATGAAGTTTCAGATAAATCTGCCGCAGTAGCCAAAGTATTACTCTGGTTTCCATTTTGAGTTGGATGTGCAGTACTTAATAATGATACTCCATCTCCACCTGCAGTTGTTGTAGCTTGATTTAATACATTTGCGGCTTTGATCTCTTTGGTTGTTGCCATTGATCTCGCTAACGCTTTTGTATATCTTGAAGCCAATGAACCATATAGTCCATCTTCTTCAGCTTCTTCTGTAACAGAGAAAGCTAACGCTACTGTTTCATGTTGATATCTAGCAGTCCACTGTTGAGAAGCTGAATCGTAACTGACTCCAGAACCCTCATCTTTAGTTGGAGCCGCACCAAAACCTGTCAACAATACGTCTTCCTCAAATGCTTTTTGAGATGTATTGCTTTCAAATACTGAAGCATACTCTGGTGGATAACTATCATACTCTAACCCGAACAAGGTGTTTAAACCAGGCTCAAGCATTTTTGCAAATTGTGCTCTATTCATTGCCATTGTTTAAATCTCCCTATATTCCAGCACTATCTTTGAGCAAGTGCTCATTGATAAGAACTTCCATTATTGCATATAAACCAAAAGCATTATCTGGTGATTCATACAGACCTAATATTTTAGCGGTTGCAGTAGTCGCATCCATAGTGCCTGATAATTCAAATCCAGATTGTCCAGTGGTTGTAGAACCAGCACCAGCAACAAGGTCACAACAGTTACCTATGTTTGTCTGTGCAGTAGTTCCTGCTGATTGAGCCTTAAACACTGTATATGGATCATCATATACATATGCTTTGATATTCGTTGCTACTGTACCAGTCGGCCAGTACTGTGAATATACATATGATCCATCTGTAGCAGTATAAGATACTCCAGCAAATACGCCTATATTATTAACTTCTCCTGCAGTATGAGGTGTTAACACTCCATCTGCAGTAATTATAACTACATCTCCTGTAAAGATGTTCTCAGCTAAACCTGAAGTTATGGTATATACGTTTGCACGAGAGTAACCATTACCACTAAGATGACGAGTAGGTGTTAACCCAAAAGCGGCGTTTACGTTTGCCATTTTTCTCTCCTAGTTTTAAAAGTTAATCTTCCATAGCAGACAACTGTCTGCCACCACTGACTGAACTCTTCCTCTCTTGATAGATTTGTTGTCCAGTCTTTTGCCCTAAAGCATCAAGATCGCCAGAAAGTGATTGGTTTTGCTCTACACTCTTAGTGCCATAGTACTCCTTCATCTGACGATGTTTTTCTTGTGGCATTTCGCATAGAAGCATACCTTCAATTCCTATACAACCTTCCCATTGTCCATGATTAATAGTCGGAAACAACTGATTCTTCACAGTATTAGCAGGTCTAGCTTCCCACCCTTCTCGCATACGTTTGTATACGTTATCAGGTGTGTCCTTTCCCTGTATTGACGTAGCTACCCATCGTTGTACAAATCCAGGTCTTGGCTCTGGTGCATCTAATAACGCTGGGGGTGTCCATGAAGTTTGAGGTCTACTCTCTTCATCACGAACATTTTCTCTTGCTTCTTGTGCTCTAACATTTCTCTTCTCAGTCATATCTAGCTCCTTTGACTTTTTTGTATTTCTGAAGCGTATTTTTTAAGACTTGCCTCATCATTAATTCCAAGTTCCCTAGCCATCCTAAGTTGGTCTTGTGTCATTCGCACTCTATTGCTTTTGTAGCTTGAGCCACCCGCAGAAGGCGTTACTATCTTACTGCTTTTTGCTCTGGGCTTACTTTCAGCAACATCTACATTAGATATTAACTCTGGGAAAACCTTTTGTAAACGACTATTTAAATTTTCATAATATTCTGAAGAATTTTTATCAAAGCCTTCAATGTCCAATTGAACATCAATTGCTCTGGCAGCCGCACTTTCTCTTTCGTAGCCTTTTTGGTTAAACCAATCATTTGCTTTCCACCATTGAGTTGCTAATTCTGG